GCATTAAAAGCTATTCAATCCGCTAAGTCAGTTCAGGAGCTTATCAAATACGGTGAGATGATAAATAATCGAACATGGCAGGGAGACCAATATAACATTCTCAAAAATGAAATCGACATGAAAATGCAGGGGGTTGAATAATGCCTGAAATAAAATGCGAACAGCGATCCCCTGAATGGTATTCTGCCAGACTTGGCAGGGTAACCGCTTCACGGATTGCGGACATTATGGCAAAGACTAAAACAGGCCCGTCAGCAAGCCGGAAAAATTACGCAGCGGAGCTTGTATGCGAACGATTGACAGGGCAGCCATCAGAGGCTTATACAAATCAGGCTATGCAGCGGGGAATTGAGCTTGAATCAGAAGCCCGAAAAGCATTTGAGGATTATATGTTCCTTGCCGTTACTGATGCGGGATTTTTTACAGCTCCGGGAATAGACAGGGCCGGAGCATCCCCGGACGGGCTTATAAGTGATGACGGGCTGATAGAAATAAAATGCCCGAACACGTCAACGCACATAGACAATTTAATCGGCGGTATAGACAAAATCGATAAAAAATATGTCTATCAGATGCAATGGCAGATGTATTGCACTGAAAGACAATACTGTTATTTTGTCAGCTATGATAACAGGCTCCCGGAACATTTACAGCTCTGCATTTATAAGATTGAACGTGATGAAAAAATGATTGCAGAAATCAAACAGGAAGTTATAATATTTCTTGACGAGGTTGAACAGGTTGTCAATAGTCTTAACAATTTAAACAAGGAGAATAGAAATGACAAAAATAATTAAATGTAATTGCAAAAATGACTATCAGGACGGAAAATACGGGAAAAATATGAGAGTGCATAATTCAACTGCTGACACGCAAAAAAACGGTTACAGATGCACTGTGTGCGAAAAGCTAAACAAAGGAGAATGAAAGATGAACGACACTAACAAAATAATTCTTATCGGGCGTGCGGTTGCAGATCCGCAAATGCGATACACTCCGAACGGAACCGCCGTGACAAGTTTCACACTCGCTAACAATTCGAGTTACGGCAGCGGAGACAACAAAAAGGAATCTGTTTCTTTTTTTGATTGTGTTGCATGGAGCAAGGGAGCGGAGATCATTACTGAATATCTCAAAAAGGGTAAACAGATATTGATTACCGGCCGGCTTAATCAGCGGTCATGGAAAGACTCAGACGGCAACAACAAGAGCAAGATTGAGATTGTTGTTGAAGAGTTTCAGTTCATCGGCGGCAAAGATGACAGCGCAAAGTCAGAGCAGCGAACAGAATCAAAGCCGGGGAAATCAGTACATGAAGATCCTGGAAGTGATCCCTTTGATGACACAGACTTGCCTTTTTAACCGTATAAAAATATTTATTCGGAGGTATAAATTGAATATTAAATTCAGTCATGGATACTGAAAGCGGAAAAAAGGAGGTTTCATGAAAAGATATTTAAGAAATTTTATCCACGGCGACGGAAAACAGCAATTTATTTTAACACCTTACGGGATGAAAAAACCTGATTATGTTTTCCGTTGCGATTCAAGATTAACAATCGATAATTTTCAGCAAGACCAAAATTTCATGGAATTTCTGGAATGTGAGGTGATGAGGGATATTGAGGATCGCCGTGGTAGAATTTTTGATTGCGGTTATTATTATGAGATTGTGCCAGTTTAAGCGGTGTTATTTCACACAACGAGGACGGCTGATGCGAAGCCGGTTAGAACTAAAAATAAATCGAGTGGAGGATATATGAATACTAAAGGATATTGGGAAAGAATAAGACGGTTTTGCATAGCCGCAGTTATACGAAGGCTGGCCAATAAGAGAGAAGATTTTAAATGGTGGTGGCATATTTATAGGGGAACTAAATGTAAAGAATGTGCGGACGGTTATTTTTATCCGATGTACGGAGTTGCCCCGCACCGGCACAATTTAATACGAACTGGAAGTTTAATAGGGTCAACTGAAGTTTTGCCAGAAGATAAGTGNNNNGAGAATTTTATTGAAGATAAAGAAGCTCCAGGATGTGGGACGTTTTATTGTCCGAATCCAGATTGTAAAAACAGTTATGGTAAAACGATGGAAAGACAGAAAAAGTTGGCCAGCTTTTGTATAACGTGGTTGCTTATGTGACGTGCCGATAGGCATGTGGCGTAGCCCGAACGAAGTGAAGCACATAAGCTCAGTTATAAGATGTAAGCGGGGGCATTACACAATAAATTTAAGGATGGTAAAAATGAGTGATTTTAAAACACGGTTAGAAACCGAAAAAGTTGAGCTTGAAGAAAAGCTAAACAAATTGGATGCTTTTTTAGTATCTGAAAAAGTAAAAGATGTGGACGATGTTCAGAAAGCTCTTTTACAAGTGCAAGCAACCGCAATGAACACTTACTTACAGTGTTTAAAAGAACGAATTGAGCGGTTGTAAAAGTTTCGGGTTCGTAGGGCAGTCTTTCGGGGCTGTCTTACGCTTGCCCATAACGTAAGAGTATATTCA